ATTGTCCTTTAAATCGGTATATTGCTCTGCCGAAATCAATAATTTTATATATTTTTCCAAAAGTTGGTACTTTATAATGGGCATTATTAAATTTATAATATAAAAATTTCTTTTCTGTCTTATTATATACAATATTATTTGTATGAAGGTCATTATGTGTGAAATCAAATACTTTTTGATATGTAATTAGCATAAACAAAATTTGCAAAACGATTGATTCATATTCTGGGTCTTTTATTTTATTATTAATAATATAAGCATCCAATGTATCTTCACAGCATTCTAATGCAATTGTTTGAACTGGGAATTTGTCAATAGTAGCAAATATTTCTTCTTCACAAGATGATTCGCTACTACTTGAAGTTTCTTCACTACTATCTTCATTATCCGAATTTTCTTCGTTACTTGATTCTGTATTTGAATATCTAGATGAACAGGAAGAATTAACTGAATCTTGGTCATTTGTTCTTTTATGTTTTTTATATTTTTCATCGGTGTTTTTAGTTTCATCGGTGTTTTTAGTTTCATCGGTGTTTTTAGTTTCATCTTTTTCTTTATTTTCTTTTGTTTCGTCTTTTTCTTTATTTTCGTCTTTTTCTTTTTTTTCTTTATTTTCTTTATTTTCTTTTAATTCAACTAAATCATCTAATTTAAATAATTTTTCATCTAATTCTTCTAATAGTATTTCATTATTTTCTGTATCCATGTTTTCAACTTTATCTTTATCTTTGTCTTTATCTTTATCTTCTTGTTCAAGTTCAATACTTATAAATAATTCTTCAGTAATTAAATCTATATTTTCATTATTAATATTAATTTTTTGTTTGCATTTTTTTGTATTTGCAAAAATGTTTTTTGTATGTTCTGTTTCTATTATTTTAAACCTTTTATTCAAATTTTGATGAAAGTAATCGGAATCATCTAAATATTCTAAATCTTCATCTATTTCTACTAAAAAATCATTCTTAATTGCTAAAAAAGATCCATAATAATCTATTCCATTTAAAAATCCATAATAATTTAACAATAAACTAGATAAATATGAAAAAAAACCATCACTATATGCGGAATTATTAGGATCAAAAACTTTATTATTTATAGTTTTGTCTGCTTTATTCAAAAAATTTGGTAAATTTAATATATTAAAACTAGAATCCTTGTCATTGTATTTACCTATCATATATTTTGTAGGATCAACTAATGGACTATATTTAAAAAAAATCTTCTTATTAATATTATTATTAGAACTATCAACAATAATACCATTAAATTTTGAATATCCTATTTTTTCAGTCAATGTTTCTAATTTATATACATTATTCAAATTGATTGAATTATAATTAGTTTCATTAAAATTAAAGAATCTCTCATATAATGGAATATAATTTTGAGGATTTTCTAAATTTAAAAACTCTTCTGATTTTATTTTATCAAATAATTCAGTATTTTTATTTTTCCTATAATTTATATCCATAATTATTTATTACTTTATTAATAATAAATAATTTTCTTGTTTTAAACGTTTTTCTATAAAATATTAATATTTAGTTTATTCTATTAAAGTAAATATATAAAATTTAAATATAATTTAATAATATTTAGTAAATAATGACTTTAGAACTTAAAAAATTTGAAATGAAAAATATTAGTTTCAAACCAGATGAAAATAAAGGTCCTGTTATTGTCTTAATTGGTCGGCGTGATACAGGTAAATCTTACCTCGTTAGAGACCTTCTTTATTATCACCAAGATATACCTATTGGAACTGTTATTAGTGGAACTGAAGCAGGTAATGGATTTTATGCCGAACATGTCCCCAAACTCTTCATTCACGAAGAATATAATACTGCAATTATTGAAAATATTTTAAAGCGTCAGCGTACTGTGTTAAAACAAATTAAAAAAGAAATGGAAACCTTTAGAAAATCTACTATTGACCCGCGTGCATTTGTTATTTTAGATGATTGTCTTTTTGATGCTAGTTGGACTAAAGATAAAATGATGAGATTATTATTTATGAACGGACGTCATTGGAAGATAATGTTAGTCATCACCATGCAATATCCCCTTGGTATTCCACCAAATCTCCGTACAAATATAGATTATGTTTTTATCCTACGCGAACCATACATATCTAATAGAAAAAGAATATATGAAAATTATGCGGGTATGTTTCCAACTTTTGAGTCCTTTTGTCAAGTTATGGATCAATGTACAGAAAATTATGAATGTTTAGTAATTAATAATAATGCAAAATCCAATAAATTGAGTGATCAAATATTTTGGTATAAAGCAGATCAACATAAACAATTTAAATTAGGTTCAAAAGAATTTTGGGAAATTAGCAAAAATCTTGAATCTGATGATGAAGAAGAAGTTTATGATCCAAATACACGCGATAAGAAAAAAGGACCTAAAATTAATGTGCGGAAGAGTAAATGGTAAGTGAGGAGATCGCCCCACACGCGATTTTAGAAATTTTTTTAATATTTAGGTAATATATAATTTAATGCCTTCAACACAAATGAACAAAAATTCACATCAAGCAAGAGAAGCAAGAAGAGTAGCAAGAAGACAACAACCAAAAAAAATGGACGACTTACGTGCTATGCTGGGTAAAGATCTTCAAAAGTTTGAAGATCAGGATATAAGTTTAAAGGAATTATATGATATAGCACATGGTAAAATGATAGAAACAGAAACAGAAACAGAAACAGAAACAGAAACTACTGCATTATCCTTGCATGAGTTAGATAGGGACATTCATGATTTATATACAGAAATAGCATATAATTTGGGAGTGATAACCAATGATGATGGTATATTGACCAGAAATGAGAACCGTGTAAATAATAAAATATTAGCCATTGCACGTATTATAGTAGAATATAAACGAGAAAATGGTGATATATTGCCGCCTTGGACAACGTATTTAAATCTTACACGTGATATTATTAATAGAAATGGTGTTAATAGTAATGGTGTTAATAGTGATGGTGTTAATAGTAATGGTGTTAGTAAAAAAGGTGGTAAAAAATCTAAAAAACATCATAAAAAATCTAAAAAATATCGCAAAAAAAAATCTAGAAGAAAAAGAAGATAAATATTTTAATTTGTTTTCATAAAATTTAATTTAATTATGAAAACAAATATTTAGTAAATTCGCTTAACCTAGAAGTTAAGCAAAAATTTACTTTTATAAAAATTCGCTTACCCACGCGGTTAAGCAAAATTTTGCTCCTCATGCTTCAGGAGCAAAAATATGAAAGTATTATTTGCTTTTATAATTCTGCTTCTAAAATATAAAAGTGTTATCGCTTTTAAAAAATCGCTTTTTAATTATTTAAACGATAATAACTTAAAGAAATAACAATAAATAATATTATAAAATGACTTCATTCAATATTGTAGATTTAATTACAAATAATCCTATTACAAAACTAACTGAAACACATAATAATAATTTATTAAATAAAGTAAAAAAAAGTTTTAATGAATCACAGCAACAATTATTTATAGCAAGTTTTTATAGTTATTTAAATTATCATAAAACAGATGATTATATTGTGGATTTGGATAATATTTGGAAATGGTTAGGATTTAAATATAAATCAAAAGCAAAATATTTATTAGAAAATAATTTTGAACTGGAAAAAGATTATAAAAAATCGCTTACCCACGTGGGTAAGCAAAAAATTATTGAAATTAGTAATGATAATTTTGCAACCGCAGCTGCAGTTGCAAAAAAAGGCGGGCAAAATATTCAAAAATATTATTTAAATGTTAAAACCTTTAAATCGCTTTGTTTAAAAGCACAAACAAAAAAAGCAGATGAAATTCATGAATATTACATTAAGTTAGAGGAACTTATTCAAGAAGTATTAGAAGAAGAAGCAACTGAAATGAAAAATAAATTATTAATTAAAGATAATGAATTAAATGAAAAAGAAAATCTAATCTCTCAAAAAGACAATTTACTAAAAAATGCAAATCAAGACAAATTTAAAACTATTGAAAAAACTCTTGTCTCTCAATTTCCAGTAAATAATGAATGTATTTATTTTGGAACAATTGATAATACTAATGAAAAAGGAGAGAAACTAATTAAATTCGGGCATAGTAACAATCTTCCATTAAGAGTTCAAGACCATCATAAAACATACGACAATTTTATCCTTCGTGACGCGTTTAAGGTTCATAATAGACAAGAAATAGAAAATGCTATTAAATCACATCCTAAAATAAAATCACATATACGCTGTATTGAAGTAAATGGAAATAATAAACATGAAATTTTAGCATATGATGCAACTTATTTTACTATTAGTCGTCTCTCAAAAATCATTAAAGATATTATATCTGAAAAAACATATAATATTGAAAATTTTAATAAAGTAATAGAAGAAAACAATAATTATAAAACAGAAGTTGAGAGATTAGCTAATGAAAATGAGCAATTAAAAATAGAAAACAATGAATATAGAGAGAAAAATGAAAAATTTGAACTTTCTCTCAAAACTATTACAGAAAAATGTGAAATTAATCAAAATAATAATATTTTAGAAAATATTATTAATATTGATTCCAACCTAAAATCCAAATTTGATAAATTTATTAATGAATCTTGTATTTTACATAATGATTTAGAAGTAGATTCAACAACTATTGTAGCACAATTCCGTATTTATAATAGAACTAAACCTACAAAATTATTATTTGAAAATTTCAATAAATATATGAGAACACGTTTTTTAGCGTGTCGTCTTAAAAGTCAAACCGCCAATCAAGTTTGTCATGGATTTAAAGGAATAGCATTGAAAACAATAGAATATAAAAAACTTTATAGTTCTAATGAAGTAGAAAATTTTTTATTTGAAAATTGTGCTTTCTCTCCAAACTATCGCGGAGCAACTAATAAAATTGTAGAAGAATTTATTAATTATAAAAAAAATAATAATTTACTAATTAATAATAATGAAGACAAAGATATTAAAAATTATTTGAAAAATTGCAACTATATTGTTGGAGGACCAATCCGGCTTCATAATATTGATGCGACTTTTGAAGGTTATTATGGTATCTCTCTAAAAAATGATTTAAATAATAATGAACGAATTAGTAGCACAACAAATGGTAAAAGTGTTCAAAAACTAGATGCAAAAACAAAAGAAGTATTAAATAGTTGGTCTTCAATTGCAAAAGCAGCATTATACGAAGAATTTTCTACTGCAAAAATGAGTCGTTCTATAAAAAACAATAGTTTAATTAATGGTGCGTATTATGTTTTAGGATAATTAAAAATATTAATTTAGAGAGAATTATTATTA